AATGCGCAGTCCCTGCTTCTAAACTTTTGGCTTGCTGTAGGTTCTAATCTCAATAGTTCAACGCTTCAAACCACTTGGGGTACAGCGAACTTTTCTAACGGGACTGTTGCTACAGGTCAAACGAACCTTGCTGCTGCAACCAACAACTATTGGCAGATAACGGGTGTGCAGTTGGAGGCTGGTGCTGTTGCTACACCATTTGAGTTTGAGGATATCGGCACAACGCTTCGCAAATGCCAACGATACTTTGAAACACAGGACTGGTCAGGAAACACTTTCAGGGTGGCTGTTGCTTACGGTGATACTACAACGGCTAACTTGTATTTTATGTATGAAACAAAACGGGCAATACCTTCTTTTTCTTGGAGTACTAATGGTTCTGCTCGTTATGTTTACCAAAACGGGCAGATAGGTGTTAGCCAAACCCTGAGTACTTCAGTTTCAAGTGTCAATGGTACATCTGCCAGTACTTCGGGTACTTTTCCTTGGTCTACTGGCTGGATTGATAGTGGTGGAACATTGTCTATTAGTGCGGAGTTGTGATAATGAACTATTTTGTTAAGTCTGCTACAGAGTTTTCTAGTGAAGTCGTTATCAGGATTGATGCTGATGCGACCATGTGGTCTATACCTTGCGACCCTGCAAACTCCGACTATCAAGCATATTTAGCGTGGGTTGCTGAAGGTAACACGGCTACCGAATGGTCGCCTGAAGCCTGATGTGCGTTCACGCTGGCTAGTTTTTCTACCTGTAGTTTTACTAGCATTATGGTCAACAGTTGCTAAAGCAGATTCCTTAGGGGATTGGACCTCATCACAGTCCTGTGCTACAGGTGGTGTTGATGTGGTTGATAACAGTATTGTTCTTACTGGACCAGATGGTGGTGGGTGTAGTGGAGCGAACTGGGTCAAGATTGAAACCACCATCCCTGAAGGAACTTTTAGCGTTTCGTTTGATTGGTCTTATTGGACTAACGATGGGTGGGTTTATGACCCACCACAATATGGTGTTAATGGTGTTTATACTTTGTTGACACAACAAAATCAGGCTTCGGGAACAAAAACTGTTACTGTTACTGCTGGTGATATATTTGCCTTCAGACAATATTCAATTGATTCATGCTGTCAGGCTGGTCACTTAACGATAAGTAATCTTTCATTATGGGAATTTACAACAACATCCACGACTTCAACAACGATGACAACTACTACTATTGTCCCCGAAACGACTGTCCTTGCCACCAGCACGACTTCTACGACAGTTCCAGAAACCTCAACATCAAGTACGAGTACAACGACCAGTACGACATCTAGTACAACAACGATTCCTCAAACAACAACTAGTTCTTCTTCTTCCAGTACCACGACCCCTTCAAGTCTGCCCACAACAACCACGACAAGCACAACAACAACATCAAGCACCCTGCCAGCGACAACAACCACATCATCAACAACAACTTCAACATCTACAACCTCCGTACCTAAAACGACTACGACTACTACTACTTCTTCTGTACCCCAAACAACATCAACAGTATTAACAACGACCACGACAGAACCACCGCCAGTTCCAACACCTGTTACACAGCCTCAAATATCTGAGCCAGAACCCGTTGAGCCTTCCGTTCCTGAAGAACCCGAAGAAGTACCGACAGGGACCACAAGCACAACAGTAGAGGAAGCCATGCCAGAGGTGACGCTTCTACCAGAAACAACCACGACAGTTGAAGAAGAAACGGCAACAACTGAACCAGAGACAATAACAACTGAAGCATCTGAAGATACTACCACAACCGTAGAGCCAGATTTGGAGCCAAATTTAGAGCCACTACCATTAGAAGAAGTTCAGGATTTGGTTGCTGAAGCAACTACTGTTGAGGAATTACAATCAGCCTTACAGGAATTGACTCCTGAACAAGTTGAACAGGTTGTTGATGAAATTTTGTCGCAAGAAGAACCACCTACTCAGGAGCAGGCTGTGGCTTTAGCCACCAGCCCAGAAGTTTTGTCTGTTATTAGCGTGGACAATGCTGAGAAAGTGTTTGAGGCGTTACAGGTTGAAGAATTAACTGAAGAACAGGTTTCTGAACTTATTGAAGCGGTTCAGTCTGCCCCTGAGGAAATTAGAACACAGTTTGAAACAAGTGTTGATATTTTTGGTTCGGACCTTGGGGATTATGTTCCTGTTGGGTCTAATATTCCTGTTGATACTCGTAGAACCCTTATTGCTGTTGCTGCTGGTGCAGCAATGGCTAGTGTTAGTGCTAGAAAGAATCCATAGAACAATTAGCCTATTAGGGTGAAAAGGTTTTTTTCTGAGATTCATGGTCTTACTTGGACTTTGGCTGGAACAGGCATGGTTTTAATTACCCTGTCTGGCAAAACCCGTGTATTGGGTTGGCAAATTACCTTAGTAGCATTAACTATACACCTTGTTGGTGTATTTATTAAGGAGAAAAATGAATAAGGCAAAAGACATTGCAGCAAGAATTGTTGCACTTTTTCTCACCAACGCTCTTGGCGTGGTGACTGGTGCTGCTGTTATTGCTCCAGACCTAGAAGTATGGAAGTCGGCTCTTATCGCTGGCGCAGTATCCATTTTCAAGGTTGCGGAAGGTCTTGCAAAGGCAAGCATTGATGGTGTCCTGACGAAGGATGAAATTGATGCAGCGTTTGGTGCAAGCCCTAAAAAGATTGCAGCAAAGAAAGTTTCTAAGGCTGTAACTAAGTAATGAAATTGTTTATCACCCCCGTCAAATCTTGTCAGCATCTAAAAGGTAAAAAACCGTCTGAGGTTCTTCCTAGCATGCTTCGCAAGGTTTCGGGTGGTGGTAAATTAGAGTTGTGTGCGGCTGATGCGTGGGAAGCGATGGTTGCTGCTGCTAAGGTTGATGGCATAAAGTTATCTCCCAGTAGCGCAGGGGACATGTTCCGCAGTATTTCACAGCAAACCGCAGGTTTTGTTCAAAGATACCAAAAAGAACCTATTGCTGGTGCGGTGACACGCACTTGGAATGGTGTTAAATGGTATCTTAAAAAAGGTTTTGCACCTTTAGCGGCTCCTAATGATGACCCAAAGAATTGTTCTAAACATATGTTGGGTATTGCGGTGGATGTCGCTGGTGCTAATGGTAAGATTTTGGAATGGATGTTTAATAACATTGCTAAGTTTGGTTTCAGTTGGGAAGTAGTTCCCGCCGAACCTTGGCATATTCGTTATGTTGCAGGTGATGCTACACCTGAAGCCGTTAAGGCTTGGAAGGAATCTAGCAAGTAATATCCCCGATGTGCAATTGTTTGCACAGATAGGAAATTATGAGGAAATTTTTTGTTATCTCATTAATTATAGGCATGTTTTTTTCACCGACCAGTGTTTCTGCAAAGAAACCTTTGGTCCTTAGGTGTCCACAAATGGAAGGCATTACTCGGATTATTGCAGATAGCAATAAAATGATTCTTCAAGTGGATTATATTATGTGGCGTGAATCCAGATGCAACCCCCAAAGCATTAACCGTGCCGACCCTATGGGCGGTTCGGTTGGTTTGTTTCAAATTAACAAGTTTTGGTGTAAACCAAACCGTTACACAAAACAGGGTTTTCTTCAGGATGCTGGCGTTTTAGAAAAGTGCCATCAACTTTATAATCCTGTTGTCTCCGCTAAAGCGTTTATGGCTATTTATGATTATGCCCATAATCGTTATGGTGATGGTTTTGGTCCGTGGGGTGGTAAACCTAAATGGATTTAAACGCACTCATAAATGAAAAAGAGTGGAGGAAATGTCGTGGTCCAGAGAAAGCAACCATTGACCAACAACTAGAGGCTTTTACATATTTTTGTGAAACCTTTTGGTGTATTAAACATCCTGAAAAGGGTCGTATAAAGTTTAATTTGCGTGACTCGCAAATTGAAACAGTTAAAACTTGGATGTCTGAAAGATATACGATTGTGTTGAAAGCCCGTCAGATTGGGTTTTCTACTTTGGCTGCCGCATACGCTTTCTGGTTAGTGTTCTTTGCTCCTGACCGTTTTGTTGTTATGTTGTCTAGGACCGAGCGTGAATCTGTAAAGTTGCTTGCAAAGTCAAAGTATGGTTATCGTTTTATTCCACAATGGATGAAAGAGCGTGGACCTAGGCAGACCACTGACCATCAACTTAAAATGATGTTTGATAACGAGTCTGCTATTGAGTCGTTGCCTTCAGGTAGCGACCCTGCTCGTGGTGAGTCGGTGTATTTGGTTATTGTGGACGAGTGGGCGTTTTTGCCTAACCCTGAAGAAGCGTGGGCTTCTATTGAACCTATTACCGATGTCGGTGGTCGTGTTGTTGGTTTGTCCACTGCTAATGGTTCAGGAAACTTTTTTCATCAACTGTGGGTTGGTTCGCAAACAGGGTCTAACAAGTTTAAAGGTATTTTTTATCCTTGGGATGCTGATGGTGAGCGTGGTGAAGATTGGTATGAGGCTAAGAGCCGAAACATGCAATCTTGGCAGATGCATCAAGAATATCCACGCTTCCCTGAGGAAGCGTTCATCAAATCAGGTAACCCTGTTTTTGATATTGACATGCTAAACAATATGCAACCAGAAGATGGTCATGTTGGATATTACCATTTATATTCTGATGGCAATGGTGAGTTCCGTTTTCAAGAAAACGGTGAACTAGAAGTTTGGTCATACCCTGAGACTGGTGGAACCTATGTGATTGGAGCCGATGTCGCTGAAGGACTAAGTTATGGTGACTACAGTTCTGCCCATGTTGTGGATGCTGCAACTGGGCTGGTGGTTGCTCATTGGCATGGACATATTGAGCCTGACTTGTTTGGTGAACTGTTGGCTGAAATAGGTTGGTGGTACAACACAGGGTTGTTGGGTATTGAAAGCAACAACCACGGTTTGACCACCCTAAAGGCTGCACAGAAGCATGGTTATAAGAATCTTTATAAACAACGC